CTTTTGACAGAAGTGATTATCAAGGTTGGGCTGATGCTGTAACAAATAATAACCCTGATTTTACTGAAGATGTTATAGAGGATATCTTAAATAATTTTGACGATTTTAATAGCTACGATTTTAATAGGTTTGCAAATGGAATTAGAGATGGCGTACAAGAACTGTATGGAAAAGATAATAACTATATAGAATTATTTATAAAAAATCGCAGACCTTTAGGCAATAAATACAGAAAAGCACGTGGACATTTTGAAAGTCACGAGGATGGGGAAACAATAGTAGCTCATGCCAGAGGTTCTTTTTATGATTTACCTAGTGGTAAAAAAGTATTTGTAGCAGAGGAACTTCAAAGTGATGCTGTTCAAACAAGAGGTGGTGGCGGTAGACCTGCAACAGAAGAGACTACTAACGAAATAAAATCTTTTGTAGAAAAAAGAGATAAGCTTGGGGGAATTGAAGGGCCAAGTCTTGGCTCAGTAGAAAATGAAAAAGTACTTACCGACAAACTATCTCTATTAGTACAAAAAAACTATGAGGAAGATTCAGTAATTCCAAGCAGTAGGTTTAATAGGTTTGCTGGTATTGAAGGTATTGAAGATCCTTTTGCTTTACAAAAACAAGAAGAAGCATTGGAAAAAATATCTCTTGATGTAAATGAAATGAAAAGAACTTTTGACGAAGCTCTAGATACAGGCAACGATATTGTAGATGCTAGAAATATAGTTTTAAGATATTTATCAAGTAAATATGAAAAATATGGTATAACCATAAGATCTTTAGAAAGAGGTACAGGTAATATTGTTGAAGAGATTGGCCGAGGTTCCGATGTCTCACAAAAAAGATTAAGTAAAATACTGACTAATTTTATGGGAGATTTAATTTATACTAAAACTGTTGTAAGAACAGACGAGCTTGAGCAAAGTATAAAAGATGTACTTGGTAATATAGAGAGGATAAAAGAACCTACATTAGATCTTGTACCTGCAAAACTTGGGGAAACAGTTAGACTTAGTTTATTAGCTTTAATGAGGGAAGCTAAAACTAGAGGTGTAAATACTATAATTGTGCCGCCAATAGAAGATCTTGTATTTGCTCATGATGCTTCAGAAAAAGCTTTAGACATAACTTATCAAACCGCATTACTAAAAGCATTAAAACAATTAAAGTCTGAAACAAACAATAAAATTACTTTTAATATGAACACTAAAATAAAAGAGATAGAGTTTCAATCTAGAAAAAATTACCCAGTAATTACTTTTACAGATTTAGAAATACCACAAAACTCACAAATAAGATTTGCCGAAGGGGGCGTAGTAGTACCAATGGAACAAGAATTACAAATGCAAAATATGTTACAGCAAGGTGGCATTAGAGATGATGGCATGAACGTAGACCCAGTATCAGGTAATGAAGTACCTTCTGGTTCTCTTGCTAGTGAAGTACGTGATGACATCCCAGCACAATTATCTGAAGGTGAATACGTAGTTCCTGCTGATGTTGTTCGTTACTTTGGTGTACGTGTGTTTGAGGAAATGCGTATGGAAGCAAAACAGGGCTTGCAAACTATGGAAAAGAATGGTAGGATAGGTGGAGAACCTGTTTCGGGACCAAATCAAATGCCTGTTAACTCAGATCAAATTTCAGATATTGATATTGCTGAAATAGAAAAAATGCTTTCAACACAAGGTATGGCTGATGGTGGACTAGCTCATGGTGGTCTACTAGATAAACTTGTTAAAGCTGCTACAACAGACCCTTTAATTAATGAACGTATGAAATCTAGTGGTATGCCAATGAAAATGGCAGTGGGTGGTTCTGTAGGTCAACAGTCACCAACAAGTAGTTTGTATAGTGATCCTAAAAAAATAGATGATATCATTGCAAAAATTTCTAGTGCTGCATCTCAGAACCCACAGCTAATGAGGATGTTAGGTGAACGTGGTATAAGTGTTCCTACTACTGTCGCAACGCAAACTCCTGAGCAAATTCAACAACAAAACGCAGCAAAAGAAACTATGACTCCAATTATTAGTGCTGCTGTTGGTGTAGATATGGGTAACTACAGTACTTCAGATGCATTAACACCTACAGTTTTACCTGCTAATTATCTTATTCCCGGTGCTATGACTCAGACAGCAGTAAGTGGACAACCTTTTAATGTGGACGTACCTGAAGAAAAAACTGCACCTGCAGTAGGTGGTTTTAGCCCAGCAGTATCAGACAATAATCCTTTGCCAGCATGTCCACCGGGTCAAGAACGTAATGCTAGTGGCATCTGTGTACCTCGTCAAGACTATGATGGAAGTAAAGAAGATGAGACTCCCATACCTGATCCTTGGTATACAAACGAAGATTTTACTAATGTAAAAGATTTTGTATCTAATAAACTTGCACCTGAAGAACAACAAACAGGTATTATGAATTTACTTTCAAATGTTCCTGTAATAGCTATGATGAAAAAAGGTGATAAATATAATAATGTTGCTGAGACACGTGCGGTTGCATCACTTGCACTTGCTGCTGGTCAAATTAATGAAGAAGAATTTAATACAATAACAGGTCAAGTTAATGATTACATGAAAGCTAATAAACTTGATCCAGAGTGGGCTGATACTTTCTTTAGTGGTAAGGGAATTGCATCTAACTCTACAAGAAAATTTGCAGGTGACGATGGTCAATGGACTAAAGAAGAATGGGATGAACTAGTTAAAGCAAGCGGTGGAACTGTTAGTGATACGGATAGCTCTTCTTCTAGTTCTTCTTCTAGTTCTTCTACTACCCCTACATCTAGTTCTGTAATAAACATGCCTGATAGTCTAAAGGGAGATCCTAGCAAAAGTATCTTTAACAAGTCTGCAGCAGAAAGAGAAGAAATTCAAAAATCTACTCAACAATCTATAAAGACAGATAAAAATTATGGAAAAGATCCTTCAAAAGTAAATAGTAGTAAAGCAAAACCTATTGTAGCTACAAAATCTAAAGCTAAAAATACAACACAAGCACAAAAAGATCGTGAAGGTGATGGGTCGTTTGGTGCATTAAATAAAGGCGGCTTAATGCAAAAGAAAAAGAAATAACTATACTACTCCAATAAAAACAATAAGGCTACTCAGCTAAGGCTGACCCCAACATAAAGGAATAACTATGCCTGAACTACAAACAATGGAAACCCCTAAGAATGCAGGGTTTGTAAACTCTAATCACAATAATCGTAATCGTAAACGTATTGAAGAGGATGAAAAAGAACTTGAAAAATTACAAGGCAGCGAAGAAGTTGCCGAAGAAAAAACGTCTGACACAGAAGATAAAGAAGAGACGTTATCAAGGGAAGAAAAATCTTTTAAGAAACGATATGGTGATCTTAGACGCCACATGAGTGAGAAAGAAACTGAGTGGAAAGAAAAACTTGATTTAGTAGAAGGACGTATAAATAGCTCTTCTATTAGTTTACCTAAGTCAGATCAAGACATTGCTGATTGGGCTAAACAATATCCTGACGTTGCTGGTATAGTAGAAACTATTGCTAATAAAAAAGCAGAGCAAATGTTTGATAAAGCAGATGCACGATTAAAGAAAATTGATGAAGCTAACTATGAAAACAAACGCATAGAGTCAGAATTAGAAATTAAAAAAAGTCACTCTGACTTTGACGACTTAAAAACTTCTGATGAATTTCATGATTGGGCAGATGAGCAACCTAAGTGGGTTCAAGATGCTTTGTATGAAAACGCTGATGATCCAGCTTCAGTAGTCCGTGTCATTGATCTTTACAAATCTGATAAAGGTATGACCCCTTCTGCTAGAAAAATTAAATCAAAAGAAGCAGCATCTGTTGTAAACAAAAGAAGCAAGACTTCTATTGACACTGCTGAGTTTAATGGTACGTTTAAAGAGTCAGACATTGCTAAAATGTCAGACAAAGACTTTGAAAAGAATCAAGAAGAAATTACCCTAGCAATGCGTTCAGGGAAATTTATTTACGATATATCAGGCAAAGCCCGATAATAGCTATTGACAAAAGTTCAATAGTCAATATAACTAAGGGATAGTATTAAAGAGCCTCTTAATAGACAACCTCGCATACTATCCTTTTTACTACAGTCTAAACACGTTAATAAGAACTACCTGATTAAGTACAGGCCCAGTAGTCTTAGGGTTGGCCGATCCTATTACACCTGCACCCTAGAAAAAATTCAGCCTCTTGACTAAGATGTTTAGCTTAACCTAAGCCAAACAATTTCAATAGGAGGATTTATCCAATGGCTTTTACAACCTCAACAGGTTATGGCAACTTACCGAATGGTAATTTTAGCCCAGTAATCTATTCAAAAAAAGTACAACTTGCTTTTCGCAAGAGTACAATTGTAGGTGATATTACTAACTCAGATTATTTTGGTGAAATTGCATCGCAAGGCGATACAGTAAAAATCATCAAAGAGCCTGAGATCAGCGTAAGTGAATATGCACGTGGCACAAATGTCACAGCGCAAGATTTGCAGGATGACGATTTTAATCTAGTCATTGACAAAGCTAACTATTTTGCTTTTAAAATGGACGATATTGAAGAAGCTCATTCCCATGTAAACTTCATGGATCTTGCAACTAATCGTGCTGCCTATCGTTTAGCAGACAATCATGACCAAGAAGTTCTTGGATATATGTCTGGTTATAAGCAGTCTTCTTTGCATACTAAAGCTGATACTCTTAACACAACTGTTAATGGTACTAAAGCTGTAAGCTCTGCAGGTGCTAACGAATTGCTTGCTTCTATGCAGCTTCACAAAGGTGACTTTGGAAATATAACTACTGCCTCTGCTGGCACTCACTCAATTCCTGTGACTGCACGTATGCCGGGTGCTACTTCCTTACCAACAGCTACTGTTTCTCCTGCTATGATTATCTCACGCATGAAGCGTTTGCTTGATCAGCAACAGGTAGACTCACAAGGTCGCTGGCTGGTAGTCGATCCAGTATTTATGGAAATCCTCGCTGATGAAGATTCCCGCTTTATGAATGCTGACTTTGGTGAATCAGGTGGATTGCGTAATGGCTTGTCTATTAACAACTTCCACGGCTTTCGTGTGTATTCCTCTTCCAATCTGCCAGCACTAGGCACTGGAGCAGGTACAGCAGGTACAGCTAACCAATTGACTAATTGCGGTATTATCGTAGCTGGTCATGATTCTGCTGTAGCAACTGCTGAGCAAATCAACAAGACAGAACAGTACCGTGACCCTGACAGCTTTGCTGACATTGTTCGTGGTATGCATCTATACGGTCGTAAGATTCTTCGTCCAGAAGCAATTGTTACTGCCCGTTATAACGCAGCATAGGGGAGATATAAACTATGGCTACTTTTGATATGACTTCCAGTGTTACTGCTGGTGTTGGGGCAAACGTTCTTGCTGTTCCAACAGTTGTTGGTAATACTGTACGAACCATTGAGGCAATCTTAGATATTGATGCTATGATTGCTGCAGGTGCTACCATTGCTA